GGCGCTGTGCGCATTCGCATGAACGTCGGGTATGACCTGCCGGGAGGTTCGCCTCAGGACGACCCGCTACCTGCCGCGCTTGTCGCTGCGATGAAGTTGACTCTCGGTGCACTCTACGAGAACCGGGAGGAGATCAACGTGGGCAACATGGTCAGCCGCATCCCGCTTGGGGTGCAGGCGCTGGTTGCTTCTTGCGACCCCATTCGGATCCCGTTCGCATGAGAATCGGCAAACTCCGTCACCGCGTAACGCTGCAAAGCGCGGTCGACTCGCAGGAGAGCACGGGCGCGCCCGAGACCACCTGGCGCGATATCGCGACCGTCTACGCAGAGATTCGCCCGCTGAAGGGGCGCGAGGCGCTCATCGGCGACGGGCTGCTGGCGGAAGTCGACACGCTCATCACCATTCGCTGGGCGCCCTACCTTGCGTCGCTCACCCCGAAGTCGCGCGTGGTGCACCAGGCTGCGGGGCGCCCGGTGACCTACTACAACATCGTCAGCAACATCGAACCCGACATGGCGCGGGGCATGCTTGACCTGAACTGCAAGTCGGGAACCAACGAGGGGTAAAGCATGCCTTCGGTCGTCACCATCAACGTCTCGGGTCTGGCAGAGCTTGCGGAACGCATGCGCACGCTCAATGCGAAGGTTGCTCAGTCGTCGTCGAAGAAGGCCGTCGCGGCGGCTGCTGGCGTGGTCAAGAAGGCCTCCATCGAAAAGGCGCCCGATTCGGACGAACCGCACAAGGTTGCGGATACGACAGTGCAGCCGGGCAACATGAAGAAGAACATCGTCATGAAGAAGGTCAAGTCGAACTTGACCGCGGAGTACGTCGTCACCGTGCGAGGGCAGCGCAAGTACGGGTACGCAGCGCGCTACGGGCGACTGGTCGAGTTCGGCACGGTGAAGATGGGCCCGGAGCCGTTCCTTCGCCCTGCGTTCCAAGAGAACATCCGTAAGGCCATCGACGCGATGGCCGCGAAGCTCGCAAAGGAAATCCTCAAGGCGGGGGCATGATGGTCGAGGGACTCATCTTCGATGCGCTGAAGGGCTTGGTCGCGAACCGAGTCTACCCGAACGAGTTCGTGCAGCCCGACGGGAGCCTGCCGACCTGGCCGGCGATTCGCTATACCATCATCAGTTCTGTCTCCGAGGCAGACATCTGCGGGACCGACACCGTAGACACGGACGATGTGTCGGTGCAGTTGGACATTGTCGCACGCACCCACGGCGCTGTCATCGCCTTGCGCGACCAGGTCATCGCCGCTATGATGAGCCTCGGATTGCCCGCAACCAGGCAAAGCAATAGTCAGGAACGAGACGCGGAGACCAAGACCTATCGCGTCACGCTCGAGTATCTCGTGTCTCAGTCGAGCGGCATGGGATCACCGTAATGGCAGCACTGTAACCCCCGTAACCCAGTCAGGAGAAGTGCGATGTCGGGCAAGCGCTACAAGTTCAACGGTTCCACGTTCGGGGTCCAGACGGCTCTCGGCGCCGGGCTGACCATCACCAACGCGACGCAAGCGGACCCGGTGGTCGTCAGCATCGCCGCGCATGGTCAGTCGCTCGGCGCTGTCGGCAAGATCAGCAGCGTGTCGGGCATGACCGAACTCAACGACAACCTCTACGTGGTCGACAACCCGCTCTCGGGTTCGTTCGAAATCGCGAAGACCGACGGCTCGGCCTACGGTGCCTTCGTTGCGGGCTCGCCCGCGAACGGCATCTTCCAGCCGGTGACGTTCTCTTCGTTCTGCGAACTGACTGGTGCCAACCAGCAGGACGCGGCGGCCAATCAGATCGAAGTCAGCACGATCTGCTCGACGGCCAAGGAGTTCGAACAAGGGCTTTCCGACTCGGGGCAGTTGACGCTCGACTACAACTGGGCGGGCAACGAGACGGTACAGGCAGCCATCGAGGACGCGAAGGAGAGCGGCGACCAAATCGCCTTCAAGATCACCTTCCCGGGCACCGGCGGCTACCTCATCATGATCGGCACCGTGCAACAGACCAGCGTGCAGGGCCAGGTCAACGGGGTCTGGACGGCGAGTGCGACCATCAAGCTCTCCGGTCCGAAGTTCATCCTGCCGTCGGCGTAATCACCAACCCGTAGCCCAAGGAACTGATCCCTATGACCACCCGGGACGAACTCATCAGCCTGATGCAGGCGACCGCGAATGTAGCACCCGTTGCTGTCGAGACGAAAGCGTGGGGCATCGTGTACGTCAAGCCCCCGACCGTCGAGGAAGTCGACGAAGCGACCGAGGCCGACGAAGAGAAGCGCAAGGAGGAAGAGGCGGAGGGCAAGAAGGACAAGCGCCGATTCGCTCGCTCCGCCGCGCGCGTGCTCTGCGACGAGGAGGGGAACCGCCTCTTCGACCAGTCGAACAAGGCCGACATCGACTTGCTCGCGCGACAGCCGTGGGCGCTGCTGCAAAAGGTCCTCGCGGCCGCACAGGGTGAGGAAGCAAAGGGAAACTGAACCCGCGCCAGGTCCTGCTGCATGACCTGGCGCTCGGTTTAGGCATGAGCGTGGCGCAGTTGCGCCGCAGCATGAGCGAGCGGGAGTTGCGGCAGTGGGCCCGCTATCGCACGCAGCGCATGTTCCCTTGGCGTCGTCTCGAACTGCAAATTGCCATGCTCTCGCTCACCATCGCGCGCGTGAACGGCAACACGGGTCTGTCGCTTGACGACTTCTTGTTCGACCCCAAGCCGGAGGCGCCAAAGGTGACCGCGAAGCAGGCGGCGGCCATATTCAGTTCCCTTTCTGGGACGAGCAGGAGCGGCGTCCATGTCCTCGGTCAAGGTCGCAAGAAGAAGGGGTAGCGCATGGCATCCGCACTCGGCTCACTGGTTGTCAACCTCGGTCTCAATGCGGCCGAGTTCACCGCCGGGCTGACCAAGTCCGAGTACGAAGCTCGGCAGTTCGCCAAGAACTTCTCCAACCAAGTTGCGATTGGCGTTGCAAAGGCCGAGATTGCCATGCAGGCCTTGGGGCGGGCCGCTCAAGTTGCCCTCAACGCAATCCCCGACCTCATCCGGCAGGCGGGGAACTTCCAGGACCTCGCAGAGAAGACAGGCGCAAGTGCGGAGGCGATTGCGTCTTTCGCGGTGGCGGCAAAGATTGCGGGCTCGTCGTCGGAAGACATCGCGGGGGCGATGCAGAAGTTGGCGAAGAACTTGCTCGGCGTCGACGACGAGGGTAAGGCCGCAGGCGCTGCGCTATCCGCTCTCGGTCTCAACATCGACCAGTTCAAGGCGCTCTCCCCCGACCAGCAAATCATCACCATTGCCAACGCCCTCGCCAAGTTCGCCGACGGCGCAGAGAAGACCGGCGTCCAGATGGCGCTGCTTGGCAAGTCGGGCGGCAACCTCGGTCCCTTCTTCAAGGAGCTTGCGTCGGGTGCGGGACAAGTCGTCATCCTGAACGAACAACTCATCAAGCAGGCGGACGATTACGCGGATAAGCAGGCGCGAACGAAGGCGGAACTTGAGCAGTACGCGCAGGTTGCTGCCATCAAGGTCATCCCGGCGCTGAACAACCTCACCAGTGCTACCAAGGACTTCATCGCGGAGTTGCTTGGCATCCAGACGCAGGGCAAGAAGCTCAACACGGACGACTCGATTACGCAGTGGGCGAACAACGCCGTGCGCGCGCTCGGGTTTGTTGTTGACAGTTCCCAGGGAGTCAGTCGAGTCTTCCAAATCCTGGGAGAGACGATTGCAGCCGGAGCAGCGCAGACGAGTGCCGCAGCGCAAGGGGACTTCGACCGTGCGAAAGCTATCGGTGAGGACTGGAAACGCCAGATGGACGCGTTGCTTAGCGCGCCTCTTTTCTCCGCAAAACTCGACCAGCGAATCAGGGAAAGTGACGCGCTTGCTCGTCAGCGTGCCATCGAGGACCGTGGCTTCAAGCCCGACCTGCCCAAGCTCAAGTTCGACGGGGCGATCAAGGACGATAAGTCTAAGAACCAAATCAGCGACGCAGAGCGCTATGTGCAGTCGCTGGAGAAACAGCTGGAGGCGACGCTCGACCTGAACGAAGTGCAGAAGGCCGAAGTCGAAATCTACAACTTGAAGCAAAAGGCGTTGTCGGGACTCAACCCGGAGATTGAAAAGCAGATCCGCGACTACGCCGCGCAGATTCAGTTCGCCAAGGACGCGAAGAAGGCCGAAGACGAACGCAAGAAGACCGAGGAGGAAGCCGCGCGTATCCGTGAACGCATCAGCGAACAGCAGACCAAGACCACCGAGCGTTTGCAGCAGGAAGCGGCGCAGATGGCCGAGCAGAACGAGTCGCAGCGCGAACAGTTGATCTT